TTATCGGTTTCGTTGACCATTACTACATGTGCTAGAGTGTTTGAAGCACCTGCTATTTCGGTAGATGCACTAACCCAATCTGTATAACCACTAACCGCTGTACCGAACACCAAAGTAGTTACTGCACTCGTGCCTAGTTTGTATACCCACTTGTAACCAACTGGTGCACTTGTTGGTATTATCAATTTGGTATCGTTTGTGGCGGTCGTACCTGCAACAGATGTGATTGCTGTGTCTGTGTTTAGCTGTGTAAATTCTCTCATGGCTACCATCAAGTCCTCGTTGTAAAGATAAGCTACATAATGATAAGTACCATAAACGGTATTACGTTGATAATCGGCTTCTCTGTCTATTTCCAACATTACGCTTCTCTTACGTATAATTTTAATAGCACCTGGTTTTACAATGTATCTCCACAATTCACCGCTAGTTGTATCGTTTTGAATCTTATTAGATACTATAATAGAACATCCTAGGATGCCTGCTACCGTACCTCTAAGTATCATTTCCTGACCCAAATCGGTGGCTTTGATATAATCGTCTGATTTTCTCAATGTAGCTTTATCCGTAGCTGTGATGTATAAAGCTTTTGGACCATTCTCATCTTCTCCAAATATTGCCAAAGCATCTGCTACATTGTCATATGAAAAAGGAGCAGTATATCCAAACTGTCTAGAAGCACTTACTGTTGCCAATTCAGCCAAGACGTCATTATCTGCCTTGTTGTCAATTGCCAATGCTATTTGAGCAGAAGCTTCGTCTAATGGATTGCCATATGCAGACAATACTGATTCATCTGTAATACCTACAGCTTTAGCTGTCTTTTTGACCTTCTTATCCACAGAAGATTGGGATAGATTTACAGAGGTAATTAAACCATTTTCATCTACATCATCTGCATCGCCAATATAAGCATAGGAAGGAAAAGATATGGTATCACCAGGAGCACCTACCAAAGTATCATCATACGATACAATTGGAAAAAATACCATGTTATCTGTGAGTTTTTCGTTAATCATTGGGGCTAGGACTTCGGGTATAATCAAATCTGATGTTAATGTTACTGTTGACATATTATTATCTCCTTATTATTCTGTTAATTTCTTGTATAGTTCTGGTTGTTTCTCTCGTAAGGTAAATCTTTCTTTGTAATTGAGTTTCTTAAACTCTTCTTTCGCCATTGGTTTATCTGGATTACCATTACCACCAGGATTAGGTGTTAGTTTTAATAAATCCTCTTTTGTTTTCTTTGTTGCAATTTCAGTCTTGTTTAAAATTACATCCATTAAACTTTGTGCTTTGGCAACTGTTGAATCGACATCCTCACTAACAGATAGTGTCAAAAGTTTTTCAATTTCTTCTGGGGTTAAACCGCCTTTTACAAATATTTCTTCCGCTTTAACTTTATTATGTGCTAATGAATATTCAAGTTTTAAAGTTTCCGCTTCTTCTAATTTTTGCTTTAGCTGTTCTTCACCTGTCATTTGAGTATTTTTTAATTCTAGTAGTTCCTTTTTGTATTTCGTCAATTCTGATGCAGTCTTATCAAAAACATCTTTTTTTACACTTTTCGGCAATGTTTCTGGGTCTACGAATTTCTTTTCGCCTATAGCCAAATCCATTTCTTCCATCGTCATGCCTTCTTTGTATTGTTCACCTAATAAATCTTTGATAGTCATTGTAATCTCCTTGTGTTTACAGTTCTCTCTGTACCATGTGTTTTCAGTTCTCTCTGTAAATGGTGTATATTTTATAAATTAAGCTTCATCTGGCTTAGTTGGGTCTACATCATTGGTAGTTGTAATTTCCTCGGGGGGTCTTTCTAGTTCCCACTTTTTTAAATATTTTTCTGAATCTACAAACACTTGTTCTGGGTCTGAAAATAGTTCAATACATCTTATTGCAATTTGTGGATTTATTCCAGCGGTTAGTAATCCTTGTAATGCTTGGGTTTTAACCATTATACTTTCTGATTTATTTCTTGTAAATTTAATATCTATTTCCGAAAGTTTTAAATTAGAATTAAAAATAGTATCTAGTTCTAATATTTTTAATATAACCTTTAACAATTGACGTTCTGATTTTTTAAATATTAATTCTGTAGTTTTGGCTCTTGATTCCGCCATGCCCCAACCATCTCTTAGTAAAACAGCTTGTCCAGTATCTCCGCCAGACTTTGTAGTTTTTCTATCGGGCATACCACATATTATAAGCACTGTTTGATACAAATCTTCTTTTAATAGCTGTGTTTGCCCTTGGCTCAATTCCGAAGATATAATATCCACATCAGATGGCATATTCGCATCTATGGTTTGTATTTTAATAGCACCCAAATCTTTAAACGATTGGAACGTTGTAACATCAATATCGCAATTCACAAATTTCATAAAGCTTTGTACGAATTGCTCAACCCCATCCATTCTATTGGATACTACATCATTTAAAGCATTTAATAGTGGTATAACTGGCTCAAAAGCACCCATTCTACGATTGTTGGCTGGATATTCTATAATTGGTATTCTATTTAATATTAAATTTTCGCTCGTAACACTAGAAGCGTTATCACCAATATTACTTTGCAATTGTATTTCGAAATAAGCTGTTTTTGTATAGCAATAAAATGTTTTAGGAAGTCCATTATCACCTACAGTATATGTTACTCCAATTTTAGGTTCTTGTCTTATATCATTTTCATAAACCACAAATGTATATCTAGGGTCTAAGGTTTTGATATAAAATGGAGATTCAGTATTGCCCTCTTCGGTTGGTAGAGCTAATCTAAATCCTAAACCACAAACGTACATCCATTCTGCTAATTCGTCATCTTGTGCGAATTTCTCTTGGTCTATCATAAGGTCATTTAACAAATTAATTATATCAGAAACCTGTTCGTCTTTACCTTTTCTAACATATTGTACTTGTTCACCGAACACGTATCCCTTTTTAAACTCTACAATTTCTAAAGCGTGATTCTCAACAACTCTATTATTAATTTCTGGTCTAACTAATTTTATTTTACCCAATATGGGTTGGGTGCCTTTATAATAATCCCACAAATATGAAATATTATCTTTATTTATCACATGTGTTAAATAAGCTGTTTGTATTTCCTCTTCTATATTACTTACGTCTATAGTATCACATGAGGATATTATTTTAGTTCTACCAGTTAATAGTTTATTGGCTGTACTCATTCCATCCTCCGATTAATGGGTGTATTTCATTTCTTTGTTATTACCGCATAGATAAATTTCTTGTAGTGCTATACTTGCAGGTGCCATCATTGCTTTTAAAGCGTATCCACCATAATTCAACCACGCTGTTGCTATAACTATCAATGTAGGTCTTTCTGATATTTTTTTAGCACGTGTATTAAATACTAATTTGTTAGGTTTAGTAGACAATGGTTTATGGGTATGCCCGAAAACAAAGAAATCAATCCCTTCATAAGTTGAAGCACAATCTTCGTTTCTGTTTATTGCAGAACCTGTTTTCCTACCACCGCCTGCACCATGCGTAACACAACCAGTATATGTAGGGTTTCTCGACCCATCGCCTTTTGTATTGCCCATTCTAATTGCTAAAAATCCAGCATTTTCTCTATATAAACTTTCTATACCAATTCTAGCACATACGTCATATAGAGGGTTAGAATCGACTTCTTTAGCACTTCTAAATTCGTGGTTTCCAGGAACAACTATTAAAATCTTTCCAGCTTTGGCGATTGGTCTTAACTGTTCAGTCAACCAATCTTTTTGTTCTCTAGGTCGCATTGTTTCTTCATACACATTGGATACACTGTTTTTCAATCCTGTGTTTAACATATCTCCACTAATTGTAATATAAGAATCCTCTTCTGACATTAGTTTCTCGGTAAATTTTATCCAAATTTTTTCGTTAAATAAAGATTCGCCAATATGTAAATCAGAAACAGGATATATTTTTATCCCTCGGTTGTGGGGGATATGGTGAATTATTGGTACAAAATCATCTAGCATTAATTTCTCCTTTAATCATCTTACAGTGTAACATAACAAATTACATTTGTCAACTAAAATGGTCTTTTAAAAGCCGTCACCGCAACGGTTGTAAGCCTCCGTATCAATTCACTCAATTGAGCGGTAGCATCGGGGGCATCATCGTGTTTATTTCTACCTGTTGCAGAATAAGATGTTAGTTTTCTGATATACCTCGCATATTGTGGGTTCTTATGCCCATCTGGGTTTTTAAAATAAAAATT